CGATCGTTAAAAGCGATAGCACCGCCCTGCTGACCGAGATCACCAAAAGAAGACCCAGCGAAGTTATTTCGCCCTGATTGATTCATAACGATCTGCACATTAACAGTCTGCGAGGCACTAAAAAGCAGCTTAGGCCTATCAACGTGCTCAATCTTCGACGCGAAAAAGGTTTCCAACCAGTCACTATAACGAGAACCACCAGCGCCAAGAAGGTCTTTGTATTCCTGCAAACGCGAAGCAATAGCCAACTGAGGAATAGTTTGAACGCCAGTCATTGAAACGGCGGAACTACTACCAATAGGGAGGAGTCGACTAAATCGATCAGGATTAGACGGGACGACGGCCATAGGATGGGCGAGATTAAAAATAATAGGCTCAGCGAGACCCTTTGTCTCATCAAGCGAACTAAATTGATCGACAGGAGCCGAAGCACCCCATATCTGGAGCGCGGTTGGTTGAGCCGCAACCGGATAGCCATCACCGGCGGCGCCGGCAGCAGCACCAGAGGAGGCAACATCAGAAGCGATGATTTGTCGAAGCAAAGCAGAACGACAATAGGTATTATTAGCGGAAGCTACAGCAGCAGGGTAAAACTGGCTCTCATAATAAGCATCAAGAAATTCGAGATTACCGTAGCGTTGAGTGAAATACGCATCAGAACTATTCGAATTAAATTCGTAGGTGCCATTAGAGGCGGTAGAGTGACCCTTCACCGTGTAATACCAAGAGGCAGGCCAAGCGAAGGAGTAAAGACCCCACTGCGAATAACCGTAATAATTTCTGACGATATCCCAATAAGCAAGATACGTATCAGCGTTAGCCCAAACGCCTCCAACGATATTCGAAGGAAGAACAATGCCAGAGGTCGAAGCAGGCGTGGTAAAATCTACGGCCCGGTTAGATACACGCAGCCAATACATGAGCGAGTTAGAAAAAGTTGCGGTAACTGAAGGTGTTGCGCCGGAAGAAGGGATTCCTGGGACCGCGTTAATCCAATTCAAGGAGAGGTTATTCATATCAAACTTACTACTATTCGTCCGAAGCTCAGGGTGATACAACTGAAGCGGCACCCAAAAACGATGAAGGCGAACGGTGTAAGGATTGAACGTCGGAACGGCAAGGGGGTTACTTCGAATGTCAACGCCTTGCTCGAGAGAGACACGATCACGGGCGTTAATAAAATCGATTCGCACCGGGTAGAGAATACCCGGTGTACATGTAAAAGCTTTACTCTCGGGGACATCATAACGAGAGTAGCCATTTACGGCATGTGAGATAAAGGGCTGTTTTCCCATAAATTAAGTAATTAGTTGAAGTTTATAATGATCTCTCCAAAATTGGAGAATATTTAAATCTAACCAAGTAGGAGGGTCAAAATCAGGCATTCTACGAGAAGAGGAAGAGAAGCGCATCACCTGCTTCTGTTCCCATGTATATGACGCTCTACGGGATACGGCGGAATTGAGACCGAACCGCTCAACACACAAAGACACAATACGCTTAACCAAAGAAGACTTGCTAAAATGTGCATAAGCGTCAGCAGCAGCAATCGAACGCATGACTTCGTCTTCCGATTTAAGATATCTAAGATAGTATCGAGGAATCGAGTAATTAAAATTGATCCCCTTCTTAGGATCAAAATAAGACCACGTCGAAACACGAGCAGAAGGGCGAGGCATGTACCCAAGAAAATCGCCAACGCCAGCAGATACGAATTTTCGCGTATAACGGCGATGTTGGAGGAGGCAAGATAGAGGTGTAAGTTTTCCATCTACAGTAACATATTTATCCGAAATTTCTTCGGGGTTAAACTGAATTTGTTTAGTAACATACTTAACGCAGTATCGGGCGCGCTTGTGGGTGGCTTTCGAAAGCCAGACAAAACCAAGGTCACGGACGGCAGAACGAATCGTATTGTAAAGAACGTTCGTACCGAAGAGAAAGCCGTGAAAATGCAAACGAGGTTCATTTCCCATTTCAGGATGAGTGCCGAACTCCTGGAAAAAGGCATGCTTAAACGAATGGCCAAGCTTATGTCGCAGTCGCTCGTTGAAACGACGAATGAATCGAGAAGGATCAAGCAGCGCCTCGTTATAATACTTCGGAGCAATCGTTATTGTAATAAAAATAGCCTGCTGACTATTGGCCTTACAACAAGTAAGCTCGCGCTCGAGGCGGACAAACCAGTCATTGCGCTGACGACGCAGGCAGTCCTCACACTTTCCGCACGGGACCATCAGCCACTGACGCGCGATGTCCCAAGGACGAAGAGCTAAGGCAGACTTAGCAACATCAGAACCATCACGACAAGGGTTCTTCTTGTCGAAATAGCGCCGATTACGTATCCATATGGGAGAAGAGCAAGGCATTAGAAAAGGCTTCGAAGATGATCAAACTTAATACAAGGGTGATCAAGACGACAACGCCTGAGGTAATCAATCGCAGCGACCTCGTCGAGGAACCAAGCAACAATAACACGCTTTCTGCCGCGATACGCGCCAACAGAATAGCGACATGGAGCGCCATTAATAACGGGAGAAAACCTAGGCCTGAAATCAAAATAATCCATAATCTAAAATTATTACTTTGCGCTTCGAAAGACGGTACTTTCGAGCGCGAAAACTACTACGTTTCGCCGGCCGACAGCCTTAACGGCTGGGACGCTACGCGTCTTCGGCCTCCGTGGCTTCACTTCGTTAAAAATATACCGGCAAGCCGGTGAATAAAAAAGCCCACGGGGGGCGAGGAACCTCCCGGGGCTCAACGAGTCAAAGAACTCTTCCACCAAGCGGGCGGGTGACTACTTTAGTTCCCTTTCCCTTCTTCTTTCGACGTGCTTTCATTGTGAGTCAGATCGGTACTAAACATAAGAACGAGCGTATTATCGAAAAAATCGATCGAGAAATCAGGGTAGGCAATAAGAGCCTCTACGAGATTAGGAACATGGCAATGATCAATATAGGGCGAGGCGGCAATGCTAGAGTGCTCTACGTAGTCAGAAATAGGCGTATAGACAAGATCGTCAAGGCGGAGCTCCTCGAATCGTCCATCTTTAATGTAGCCAACTTGTACTAGGTCAATTTTAAAGGCCGGATTAATACGGCGAACAACAACATGAACGTGTGTCATAATAGTATAATTTAACGTTTCATTTAGAGAGTATTGTAAAAACGTTTCCAAGACTCGGATTGCTTGAGCCAAAATTCGTAACCCTCAGGAGCTGCAGTAAACAGAAAAGCAGAGGAGATGAGAGACTCAGGGCCAAGGTGAGGCATACGATAAACATGTTGGATATGATCACGTAAGCAATCTCGAAAGGTTTTCTGAGCCGTAGGAATGCGATCATAGTTCGCCCTAAAGGCAGTGAATAGGCCTCGGCGGACAAGCCACTCTACAAACGCGTACTCTACAACATCGAGTATCAGTTTGTCAACTGCGGGCTGTTTAGAATTTTTCATAATAGTAAGATTATTGGTTTACGATACAAATTTAACAACAAAAACTTAAAATGCAAAAAAAAACAGCAATTCTAACGAGATTTGCGAGTATTGCCATACGTACTCGAATGGCCACTACGAGACATCTCTGTTTTTGCGTAACCAACGACATTTCCACTCGAATCATAACGGGTCGTTAACGAGGAGCCCGCGGAGCTGCTGGAAGAACCGCCGGCGGAAATAGTGCCGGCCGCGCGAGACATTCCGCCGCGGATAATACCAGCGCCTGCGACACTGCCAGCGACGCCAACAAGAGCTCTACCAATCTCGAGATACGGATCAAGTTTAGCGTTGCGAAGGGCGATACGAGCTTCCTCGGGGAGGAATTCTGAGGCTTTAGATTGATTAATCTCAGTCTTGTCGTAAAAGTCCTTAAGAGACATAGAAACTTTGAAAGAGCGAGGACCAGGATTAGCACGCTTTATAGGATTAGAGCTACGAAGACTCTTTTCGTACTGAGGATTCGGAATCTCAACCTCAAAACGCTTATCCCAATTACGCGAAAGCTCGTTAGCAAGATCAAGGTTGTTAATACGCTGTCCTTCCTCATTAGCAGAAGCAAGACCGGAGAGAGCTTTGTTAAGAACACCCTGCGTTTCAATAACTAGAACTCGAGCTTTAACCATACGATCGACATAAGTACCCTGAATACGAAGCTGTCTCAACTCCTCTTTGGCTGTATCAGCAAGCGCCTTAGCTTCTTCAACGTGAGCATCTAGTGTAAGAGAGAGCAAAGTATTGTTAAGATCGTTTAGAAGACGTTCAGACTTAAGAGCTGCAGCAGCTTCGATTTCCTTATTAGCCAGCGCTTCATCAACAGCCTTAGAGGCTTCAGCACGGGCCCTATTAAACTCAGGTTCAAAGGTATTGCTACGAATATTTTCAGCCTCAGCTTCATCACGATTAGCGGCAGCTTTGTTGCGTTCGATAGACGAATTAATGCCCATAGCGTCGAGTGCGGTACCAGCGGCGGCAGAACCAACACCAGGGGGTAGAGGGCTAGAGAAGTCGAACGAGCCGCCCGAAGGGCCGGAAGCGCCAACAGAACCAGGAGAGCCACCAGACATAGTAGCGTTAACACCAACACCAGAAGAGCCTAAAACAGCGGCAGGCGATACGCCGGCCTTCAGATAGCGATCAAAAACCTTCGATGGATCATTATAGGCGTTTTCGTAATCAAACTGTTTCTGCCAGTTAGCATAGTTAATCTCACCTTGTTTCTGCATCTGCTCTAGAGCGTACTGCTGTTGAAGCTTCATTTGCTTCTGCTGATACTTCCATTGTCTCTTAAGCGAAGGCTTGAAAAGGCCAGAGGCAACCTGGCCACCGGCCGAAATACCAGCGGCACCCAAGATAGCGCCAGTAGAAACGGGCTCGACATAACTCTTAAAATCAATAAGTCTCATACTACGGAAGCGAAAAATTATTCGAACGGATGATATAATCTACACGAACAGTGTCGATGTGAACGCCGTTGCGATGAACTTTAGCCTGAGCAGAACACGAGGCAAGAAAAAAAGCGGCCAAAGCAGCAACAATAGAAGAGACGAGCGTCCAAAACGCCTTCGATTTATAGAATGGTTGTTTAGTATCAGGCATGGTAGTAAAATTTAAAGAACGATAGAAAAATGCGCGACCACTCCTGCAGTCGTTACCAATAACCTTCAGCAATTCACGAACTCTTGCAGAAGGGGTCCGCGCACGTAGCATATATCGTCAAGTAAAGAATGTACTATTTTTCTTCAGAGTTAGTAGATTTCGAGGTAGACTTAATCCTATCCATTTCTGAATCAATAAGTTCCTGACCAACTTCGAGACCGTCGAACTTATCCATACGAGAAAATGAATTAGGGTCAAAATCAATTTCGGGATTAAACTTTTCACCCTTCTCAAAATCAGAGGGTTCAACAGTCACATCCGGACGACCGGGAAGGACATCAACAGAACCAGAGCCGTCAAGAACAGACAGAATACGCTGTCCTCGGGAAACATAATCCTCGCGATCTTCAAGCATCCAATCAAGTGCCATAATGTGTGATATTAACGGTTGGACAAACGAGTTGCAAAAGTCTTGTTGATGAGATTCTTCTTCTGGACAGAATAAGACATGTTAACAAAGAAGTTATCCTCAACATTAGAACTAAAAGGTGAGTTAACCTGCGACAAATCAACAAAAAGAGCAGGCGCGTAATCAGCTTTCGAGGGCCAATAAGAACTCCAGTTTAGCTGACGCTGCTGTACCCAATAAGCGTAAAGGTTTCGACCTCCAACGTTTCCGGAGGTACTAGAGATTTGGCCTAAAACTTCATCATAAGAGGAACGAAACTCGTTAAAGCAGGGCTCTTGCGAAAAAGTAGTTTCAACGACGCCGCCAACAAGATTGCCGAAGCGCCAATTAGGTACGCTCTGGTAACCTATATCATTATAGATTGGATTAAAATAATCAGAGCCTCGATAATTCAAGTAATCAGGTTTAATCTGTGCCCAGTAATAGACAGGTCGAATACTTAGCATATCGATAAGGTAACCAGGCTCGCGAAAATAATAAGACTGACGACGG